ATCCTGGCCGACACCAACGCCCCGCTGCTGGATAGCTGGGTCTACCAGGATCTGTTCAAGAAACAGCATGACGGCATCGCCCTGTTCCGCCAGCCGTCCGGCCTGTCGGCGCAGGCCGAGAACCTCGACAACCTGCCGCCGGGCTATTACGACAGCCAGCTCCGCAACGCGACGGCGTTCCAGGTCAACCGGATGGTCCACAACATCGCCGGCCTGGTGCGCGAGGACACCCAGCAATTCATTCCCGGCGATCTCGCTTCGGCGGCAGCAGCGCCGGCGCGCGAGGCGCAGGCGACGCTGTACGACCCGCTGGTGATGGGGGTCGACGTCGCCCGGTTCGGTGACGATCAATCGGTGATCCGCTTCCGCCGCGGTCGCGACGCGCGCACGATCCCGCCGATCAAGATGAAGGGCAACGACACCATGACCCTGGCGTCCCGCGTGTTCGACGAGGCCAGGCGCCAAGGCGCGGCGGCGGTCTTCGTCGATGGTGGCGGTGTGGGCGGGGGTGTGGTCGATCGCCTGCGCCAGCTGCGCCTGCCCGGCGTGTTCGACATCCAGTTTGGCGCCGCCTCCGACCGGGCCGATTATGGCGACAACGGCGAGAGGTTGATCTACGCCAACAAGCGGGCCGAGATGTGGGGCACGATGCGCGGCTGGCTGAAAAGCGGGGCGATCGACGATGACCCGGCGCTGATCGGGGACCTGACCGCGGTGCGCTTCGGCTATGCTCAGCGCGACGGCTCCGACGCCATCATCCTGGAAGCGAAGGACGCGATGAAGAAACGCGGTCTCGGCAGCCCCGACGACGGCGACGCCCTGGCGCTGACCTTCGCCTACCCGGTCGCGGCAATGCCCGGGGTGCCCCAGATCGGCGGCGGGTCCGGCGCGGCGCGGGCGGAAATCGATTACGACCCGCTGGCCTAGGGCCGGCCCGCCGATCGGGCTAAAGATATGTAGTTTGCCGCTGCCGCGATCTCTGTTACCTCCGAATCTGCGCCCGTCGTGATGACGGCCGCCTCGAACGTCGTGATGACGTACGGATCCCTTGCTGGAGGTGCCCTTTGTGCATCGGAGGAGGAGGCGGCGGCGGGGTGCCGCAGATCTCGACACCCCCCGCTCCTGTCCCGGCACCGACCCTGGCCGATAACGGTGTCCAGGGCGCGGCCATTGATTCCAAGAAAAAGGCCGCCGCGGCGGTCGGCGCCGCCCAGACCAACGTCACCGGCCCGCAAGGCCTGGTCACCCCGGCCAGCACGTCGAGCGCCGGCAAGACCCTGCTGGGCGGCTGAAATGGTCGACCGGGTCGATCTTCGGAAGTATCTCGACCGCCGCCTGGTGGCGCTGCGGGACGAACGCTCTTCGTGGTGGTCGACCTGGACCGAACTGTCGGACTTCATCCTGCCGCGGCGCGGCCGCTTCAACGCCACCCCCAACCAGGGCACGCGGGGCAAGGTCAAAACCAACAAGATCATCGACGACACCGCCACCCTGGCGGCGCGCGCCCTGGCCAGCGGCATGATGGCCGGGGTAACGTCGCCGGCGCGGCCGTGGTTCCGCTTGACCCTGGGCGACGCCGACCTGTCCGACACCTCGCCGGTGAAGCTGTGGCTCGACGCCGCGGTGCGCCGCATGCAGCGGGTGCTGGCGCAAAGCAACGTCTACAACGCGCTGCACGTTTCCTACGAAGAGGTTTCGGTGTTCGGCACCGCGGTGCTGATGCTGGAAGAGGATCCGGTCGACCTGATCGTCGCCCAGCCATTGACGGTCGGCGAATACTTCCTGGCCAACAACTGGCGCAACCAGGCCGACACGCTGTTTCGCGAATTCACCATGACGGTGAGCCAGGTGGTCAGCCGGTTCGGGATCGAGGCGGTATCGACCACCGTCAAATCGCTATACCAATCCGGCCAGCTTGACCGCGAAATCATCGTCGGCCACGCGATCGAACCCGACGACGCCCGCGCCGGCTGCGGCCGGGTCACCAACCGGGCCTATCGCTCGATCTATTGGGAAATCGGCCAGACCGAAAGCCAGATCCTCGAAATCGCCGGCTATGACGAACTGCCGTTCTGCGCCTACCGCTGGCATCTGGTGGCCAACGATCCCTATGGCGCCTGCCCCGGCACCGACACGCTGGGCACGGTGAAGTCACTGCAACTGGCGCAGCTGCGTTCGCACCAGGCGATCGACAAGATCGTCAACCCGCCGATGATCGCCGACGTCAACATGAAGCAGGAAAAGGCGTCGCTGCTGCCCGGCGGGATCACCTACGTCGCCAGCCAGTCCGGCGTCGGCTTCAAGCCGGCCTACGAGGTGCCGCCGAACATCAGCGGCATCGAGTTGAAAATCAAGGAAGCGCAGGACCGGATCAACGAAGCCTTCTTTAAGAATCTGTGGCTGAAGATCAACCAGCTCGAAACGGTGCGCACCGCCACCGAGATCCAGGAACTGCGCAAGGAAATCATGCTGCAGCTGGGCCCGGTGCTCGAACGGATCCAGTATGAACTGCTGGATCCGCTGATCCGCCGGCTGTTCCGCATCATGCTGCGGAATGGGCTGCTGCCCCCGATGCCGCGCGAGATCCAGGGCCGCTCGATCGACATCCAGTATGTCTCGACCCTGGCGGGAGCGCAAAAGGCGGTCGACACCACCGAAATCGAACGACTGGTTGCGTTCGTCGGCAACATCGCGGCAGCCAAGCCCGAGGCGCTCGACAAGATCGACACCGACGAGATGATCGACGATTACGCCGACATGATGGGGGTGTCGCCCAAGCTGCTGGTGCCGACGCAGGCGGCCATGAAGACGCGTATGGCGCGGGCCAAGGCGGCGCAGCAGCAACAGGCGACCCAGAACGCGATGGCCGCGGTGCAGGGCGCCCAGACCCTGAGCCAGACCGAGGTCGGCGGCGGCCAGTCGGCGCTGCAGCGGATGATCGGAGGGCCGCAATGACCGGACCCGATCCCTTTGCCGAAGCCGCTCAATCCGACCCGGCGCGCGAGGTGCGCGAAACCAACATCGACCTGGCGCTGCGCGGCGTGATGTCCACCCCGCACGGCCGGGCGATGGTGTGGTGGTTGCTCGAATCCTGCGGGGTGTACCGATCCTCGTTCAGTGCGCACAGCGATTCGCTCACCGCCTTCAACGAGGGCGGCCGGCAGATCGGCCTGATCCTGCTGGCGCGGATCCATCGCCTGTGCCCCGAGCGCTACACCCAGATGGCCGCCGAGGCGGCGGCCGATCCCGCCCCCTCTCAGACGGAGTGATTGATGGCCGAACCCGCCCCCCCCGCCACGCCGGCGACACCGGAAGCCCCGGCCAATCCGGCCGCCGAGCCCTCGACCCCGGCTACCACCATCCCCCAGGTCGGCAACCTGCTGGAAGAGGCATCGGCCGGCGCCCCCGCCGAAGGAGACCCGGCCACCGCCGAGCCCTCGGCCCCGCAAGGCGCCCCGGAAAGCTATGCCGATTTCACCCTGCCCGAGGGGGTGACACTCCCGGACGAGACCCTGGCTGCGTTCCGCGATTTCGCCAAGGAGAAGAACCTCACCCAGGACTCAGCACAGGAACTGCTGGCCTTCGGCACCACCCAATTGCGCGCCGCCGCCGAAGCCCCCTATCGCCTGTGGGCGGAAACGCAAAAGGCCTGGCAGCAGGAACTGGCCGCCGACCCCGAGATCGGCGGCGCCTGGGGCAGCAAAGAAGCGCCGGGAAAAGCCCAGATCGCCGCGAACAAGGCGATCGAAACCCTCGCCGGTGACGCGGCCGGCGCCACGGCACTGCGCCAGGCGCTCGTTGCGACCGGCGCCGGCAACAACCCGGCGATCGTCAAGGCCTTCATCCGCATGGGCCAGATGCTGGCCGAACCCGGTTTCGTCCGCGGCGCGGCCCCGGCCGAAGAACCGAAATCGACGGCGAAGATGCTTTACCCCAACATGAACTGACCGACCACACCCCCGCCCCGCGGTGACGCGGCGCATCCCCTGAAGGAGTGACCGATGGCGACCTTGCCCACCACCAACCTGACCCTGGCCGACTGGTCCCGCCGCCTCGACCCCGACGGCAAGGTGCCGCAGATCGTCGAGATCATGAACCAGACCAACGAAATCCTGGAAGACGCGGTCTACATCGAAGGCAACCTGCCGACCGGCCACCGCTTCACCATGCGCACCGGCCTGCCGCAGATCTATTACCGCACGCTGAACCAGGGCGTGCCGACCAGCAAGTCGACCACCACCACCATCGACGAGGCCTGCGGCATCCTCGAGGCCCGCTCGCATATCGACGTCGAGCTGGCCAAGCTCAACGGCAACACCGCCGCCTTCCGCCTGTCCGAGGATGCCGCCTTCCTCGAAGGCATGAACCAGACCCAGGCCCAGACGCTGTTCTATGGCAACCCCGGTGCCGACCCGCGCCAGATCCTCGGTCTCGCCACCCGCTACGGCGCGATTTCCGGCGCCGGCAATGCCCAGAACATCCTCGACGCCAACGGCACCGGCTCGAACAACACCTCGATTTATCTGGTCGGCTGGGGCGACGACACCGTCGCCTGCCCCTTCCCGAAGGGGTCGGTGGCCGGGTTGATGCACCAGGATCTGGGCGAGGATTCGGTGCCGGATGCCAACGGCAATTTCTACCAGGCGCTGCGCACGCTGTATCAGTGGAAGAACGGCCTGATGGTCAAGGATTGGCGCTACGCGGTGCGCATCTGCAACATCAACGTCTCCGACCTGACCGGCCAGACCGGCACCCAGGCGGCGACCGCCGCCACCGCGATCATCAATCTGATGAGCCGGGCGCTCGACCGCATCCCATTCCTGGGCAAGTGCAAGCCGGCCTTCTACGCCAACCGCTCGGTCTATTCGATGCTGCGCCTGGCGGCGCTCAACAAGAGCACCAACGCGCTCAGCATCGAAGACGCGCTGACCCAGTTCGGCACCCCCACCAAGCTGACCACCTTCCTCGGCGTGCCGCTGCGCAAGGTCGACCAGTTGCTCAACACCGAGGCCCGCGTGGTCTGATCAGGAGGATATCCGATGTACGTGGACGCATCTC